TTCAGGAAGAATTCTCTCGCTACCAGCGGGAGTTCGAGGACGACCCGACCGAGAAGATGGATCCAGAGGAGGTTCGCGCCCTCTTCTGGTAATCCCAAGGCAGACATAGTCTGCCTTTTTTACGCAATTTCAATAGGCTGGTTATCTGAAATCTTACCTGCCTTTAATGCTGCCAATGCCTCTTCCTCTGTTTTAAACTTTATAACTTCCTTAGACATATCTGGCTCTGTCAGTCTAACAGAACCTAATATCGCCTCGTGCCCCGGAGCAAACATCGGAACTCCATGGCCTCTACGGGCATCGTTTAAATGGTGCATTGGTAACAGTTTTTCTTTAGCCTCATGTATGGCTTCTGGGGTCATAGGAACATGCACCGTCATAGCATCACCATCGAAGTCAGCCGCAAAGCCTGGTAGGTGTAGAATATTAAGTCCTAAAGTCTTGCCTTGCACTGGTACCGGATACATAGCCATGATATTGGTACGCATCAAAGTAGGTGCGCGGTTAATAATCATAGGTATGTCTTTGATAACCTTATTGAAGCTGTTCTTGGCATAGGGATCTCTTTTCTCCCATGACAGCTTCGCTTGAGCCAAAGTATAGCCTTGTCTAGTCAAATCGCGGATTATATGCATCTTATACATCACCCAGAGTTGATCTACAGGGAACTTTGCCTCATTGAATCCTACATCGGGGGCGGCATATATTGTCGCGCGACCGGAGAAGTCTTGTTTTTTAGACAATAGCTTATCATGGAACACACCTGTCTTAGGACCACCCTCACCTGCAATCTGCTTGATAAACCCCTTCAGCGTTTTTTTAGCACCAATAGGTTCTCCTAACCCGATAACGGCTGCGGCACCATCATAGAGAGCCTTTCTCTCCTTTACAAGGTTCTCCGCAGGCAAGTCATCTATAGAATCCGCTAGAGACTTATTCAAATTCATATGGTCTACATACAGCTGATTGGCATCTGCAAAGCTGATATTATTGCCGCCCTGATCAATAGCAGGACGCATAACAGGAGGGATAACTGGCATATGTTGTATGGTATAGGCATGCGCAGGGTTATCAAACCCAGTAGACTTCAGCCCCATAAGGTATTTGGCTTTGACGATTTCATCATTACGTCTTGATACTGACGTAGCCTTTGTTGAGTTTTCCACAGAGGCTTTTAGTGCCTTGTCTGTATTTATCTCCCCAAGTATAGAACGGAAGGCATTGCCTCCAACCAGTATCTTATCCTCGTCATATTCATCGGATGACGCCTTCTTGACTCTACCAGCCATCTGAGTATGTATGCCATCTTCCCCTATATGGATATCACGTATCTTCTTTTTAGTAGACGTGTCGAACATTGTGTAAACGCCCGGTTCAGTCTTCTGTACACCATGCGCACCAGATACCAGGTTATCGTACTCTCCCGCAGATAATCCAAGAATAGATTTGACAGGCGATTCAAATAAGGGGTTTACAATAGGCTCCGCTAAAGAGTAATGTGACCATTTGTTTCCTGTCGGACCGCCTGTGATGGCTATATCATATAATCCACCTTTATCAGGTTCCATATTTCTCGCATTGAAGCGTAAAGGTTTTACTTCCCCGTTACTCATCTGCAATATCTTATGGTCAGTAGTCGGTGCTAAAGATATTGTATCTCGGTCTGTACGTACGTCTATGCCGGATGCCTTCAAGTAGTCAAAGAACTTCTGTGTAGCAAAGGTCATCTTAGGCTTCGGCAACGGTTGGCCTGTCATGAATTTATGCCAGAAGTCGGTATTCTCTTCAGATTTTATAGTAGACATCTCTTTGAGATTCTTGCGGGCATCTGAGCCTAGTAGGCCTAGGAACTCCATATAAGCAGATCGCTTAGATCCTTCTTCCCCACCCTTAGTAGGTTGCTTCCACGAGTCATACCCTCCAATATTTCTGGCTGAGTAGTTCTGGTCAGTGGTTTTGTATAGTTTCAGTATATATTGTGGGCCACCTAATACATTAGGCATCTCTTTACCCGTCACTGGATCCACTATAGTATCAGAGTCTTTTAACCCATGGGCACTCAATTCAGATCTTAATGTCTTCAGATTATTCTCATTACCGAAGTTATTGACGAGATACTGCTTACCCGTTTTCTGAGCAATACGCCCAGCGACAGTTTCCATGACCTGACCTAGATTAATACGTGAGGTAACAGATGCAGGGTTAAGCAGCATATCCACAGGTTTGCCTGTGTCTTTGTTGTATGGCATCTTAGAGTCTGGGAGAATCAAAGACACAATACCCTTATTACCATGAAGACCGGTTAGCTTGTCACCAATCTCTAGAGGTTTCACGGAGCGGCATATGACCCTAATGTTTCGAGATTCGGTATGTATATCCACTACTTCTCCAGGCTCTTCGTGCTCCCAGTGCTCCACCACTTGATTAAATGGTTTTACTAAGCTCTTATGTAGGCGGCCATACATCTTATCCTCCGCTGTAGGATTTCTCTTCTCTAGAAGTGCCCAGATAGGATCCCCTTTCATCAACTTAGTGCCGGGTAATACAAAGCCTCTGTCATCTAATTTGGTTAACTGCTGTGCTGTAAAAGTATCTGGAAAATATTTATGGAACAGCGCCTTAGAGGTAACTGTATCCATCTTCAGGGAGTAGTCATATTTATAAGCATGTAGGCTATCTAACCCCTTAGCAGCTGACTCGCTAATGACCAAGCCATCCTCATGGTTATAGCCTTTATAGGGTAGATATGCCACAGTCATATTTTTACCCAAGGAAAGCTCTCCGTTGGATGTATAGTTATTGTCTACTAGACATTGCCCCTTAGTGACACGATCACCTTCTTTGACTAGAAGCTTTTCATCATCCAAGAATCCTTTTTGATTAAACGGTAGGTTCTTAACAAAGGGAACTGTGACCAATTTACCTGTATCGGAATCATAGATAGTTATCTCTCGGTGATTGGCAGATTTAACCACTCCATTTACAGGAGATTTAGTGGCTATCATACTACCGATAAATTTAGTATAGGTAGTTCTGTCGGTACCCGTCCCTTGAGCAGTAGATACTAACGGTGCCTGACGCTCTTTTAATGATAATGCTTGAGTAATCGCCTTACCTGCCATGGTCAGCCTGCCAGGGTGATTGCTGTTAAGGAACGGCACTAGGTTGGTTGTGATGGTATATGTATCGGAAGGTGCTGGCAGCCAATAGTCCACATCCTTTCTATGCACATTTCGCAGTACACCGTTTACCTGTGCCTGAACCTCATCCTTACCTTCTTGACCGGGGAAGCCTATTGTAGAGCTAATAATCTGACGCGTAGAAATGTGAGTATACTTACCATTTCTATCAATTACTCTGGCGTACATGTTCCCATCATCATCTCTAGCTGCATTGATGGTAAACCGTAAATCTACACCGGCATTCTCTGACTCAGGCGTACGGCTAGGATCCAAAATACCAAGATGTGTAGGGTCTATATTACGCGTCTTAACAGATCGGGCCTTCTCAATACTGATACCGCCTTCCCCTTCACCGAGTACAGTAGCTTTGGCCACCGTCTCCAAGCTATCTATGGGATTTGTCTCAGAGGGTGTAAATGATAGGGTAGAGTCTGTTACGAATTTCTGAAACACTTTATTATAGGGCTTCGATACTACTGCGTTCCTTATCTTAGGATTATCGTGGTCTAAGAATTCTAAATTACGCTTGATCTTACGGCTGGCGTCAGTGACATTCTCATGCTCCTTACCTTGCTGAAAGCGTCTAGCAATGAAGTCAGGTAGGTTATGCACCTTTTTGAATACCAAGGAGTCTCTGTTATCCTCATCACGCTTACCTTGGTGAATATCAATCAAGTTCTTAGCAGTGAGCAATAAAGTCTCAGCATTAACATGAGAGAAAGATTTACCTAAAGTAATTGCGGTAGTATCTGCATCTAAAGTGGATCTCTCTATGGCGGATTTTATGAGTAACAACTTCTCTTGATAAGAAATGCTTTCCGTTCTAGGACGCATACGCATAGGAACTACTTTACCGAACAGAAGGTTTATGTATCGCTCTTCTTTACCTGAAGCTTCAGCAATATTACTATCCCAGACTGCTGACGGTATATACTTAGACGCCTGGCCCTTGTCTACATGGAACACTTCGTGCAAAATAAAGAGCAAAGGTACATTTACGTTACCTATGTTAAGTATAAATTGCTGAGTCTTTGGAGAGAGCTCTATATTCAGGTTGCTACCCACTTCCGTATTGACCTGGGCCATAAGCTCATCGTTGCTCTTGTAGCGGTGATACACTCCCTGCTTTAGCAGCAAGAGATTGGCAATGGCGTAGTTATTACCGTTGTAGACCATTGTATGCTTGCCTGTAATGGCAAAGGAATCCATTAATGGGAAATTCTTCTCTTCATCTAGTACTTTTCCAGTAGCCTTATCCTTAAGAATAAGATCTCCCCTAATAGGGTACGTCAAGCTCTTAGATCTAAGAATAGCATCTTTCTCATCTTTCTTGGAGTAAGTTTTCTTATCTACGAATACGTTCTTCAGCTCCAATATGTAACGCTTATCCTCTATAGGGAATTGTCCAATGATACCCTGTATAGATGACAGGTCTGTCCTATTAGACACATCCTCAGGGGAGGTGAATATATAATGAAGTTGCTTACCGTCTGCACTAACTGGCATATCTTACTCCGGTCTTTTCTCTAAATAAAATGCAATAGTTACAAAGACACCTTCATTGAAGTTATCTTTTCTCTCCAATAACCAGGCAGTGTCATCCTTAGGATCCAAGCATCTAGATAATAGTGTCTCTAGAGCAGTCAAATCATCTGACATGTCATCTACTACATATCTCTCTACCCGTACTCTGTAGTTGGATAGGTCTCTACCTGTGCTTTTTATTTTAGACATTAGAGGGGGCGGTAACCCCTCTGTAGCTGATGGTTTTTCTACTTCCGACATAGAGAATAGGTCTTTGTTAGATATAGTCATTACTGGGTACCTTCAGGTTGAGTAGTGTCGGCAGCGGGGGGCTGTTCCTCCGGTGCGGGGGATTGTGAAACCAACTTTTCCATGAGCTCTCTTACAAGACCCTCAAGCGCCGGATCTTGCTGCTGCAATTGTAACATATAAGACTGTTGAGACATAGGATCAGCCGCCGAGAGCTGCAAGAATATATCAAATGCCTTCGCCTTAGCATCCTCTAAGGTAGAGTCTTTATTATCGTTGTGTTGTTCCTTTCTGGCCGCCTCAAATCTGGCTTTGGTCATACTAGCATTTACTTCTATCTTCATTCTTTCTCTGGCTTCAGCCTCTCTCTTCATGTGCTCTAATTCTTTGTTAAAATCGATACCTACGGATGCCAATGCGGTTGTATTGGATACCATATTGGTACTGAGCAAGGTCGGTAGCAGATTTTTCAATAAATCATCATCGGTTAGTTGGAAGGGCGTCATACCTACCTTCACTCTCTCTATTCCTAAGAAAGAGGTAGATTGGTCAAATACCCAATCAATAACTTCCATGAGCTGTCTAACGTAATTCTCCATTGTGTTACGCAATAAGCGAAGACCAACCGTGGAGCTAGTCCAATTAGTGGTGCCTGCCATAAGTTCTCTGGATACCCCCAAAGACATTAAAACAGACTCTTCTGCTAGTTGCAATTCTTGGGCAACCAATAGGTTCTTACCCTCCCCTCCAATAGCTTGGTAGCCTACGGGAATAGGAGATATAACCGCTCTGTTCGGGTCTTGTTTGAATCGCTTAAGATTGTCTTCCATATTAGAGACGAAATTACCCAAGCTAAGTGATACCATGGGATCTCCGTTGCCAGTCCCTGCTTGAGGGAACAGTACTCGCATAGGTGTCATATGCTCAGTAGCGATTGCTTCATTCGCCTTGCGTAACATAGCTTGGTGAAACACGAGGGAGTATATTGACATAATAGGAGGGATGCATAAGCCATCTTCCAGACGTCCGATTGACATATTGGACATGTGGAAGATCTTACCTTCGTCAAATTTAAAATGCTTCTTCTCTTTAATACATTCAATCATTGCTAGCGGTAAGCTGCTAGTAAATAATGGGTCGCCTAACATTACTTTCTTACGCACCGCAGGGGGTACTTCATAATAGTGCTCAGATCTACCAGTGACAGGGTTATGGTTGACAGTGATATGGTTAGGATCCCAAACAACGATATTCATCTGAGACTCTGTCTTAGAGAATATATCTTTAATCTCGAAGTTACCGGTATAGGAGCAGCCTTCTGCGACACACGAACCCATAAAGGTAAAGTTCTTAAACTTCACATTGCTTGATTTTGCTACGTTGTACATTGTTCCGCACGAAGGACATACTGCCATACGCGTAAAAGGCATATACATAGAGAGAAATACGTTGCCTCGAGTATAGAAATCAAAACCTATAGTATTTAGGGTATGTTTTAGACGTAAATTCTTTACCAAGGATCGGTATCTTTCCTCTAGTTGAGGATTCGCTGTCTCAAACGTAAAGTCAGTAATAGGGTAAGTAGCGTGTTTTCTAATTACCTCCGCTGCCGTAGGAGACTGCGTTGTTATATAATCAGCCCATCTCAGCACTTCTTTGAAGTTACGA